TTCAAGTAGTGACTTTAGAGTGCTTTACAGATTGTTTAAATCAGATTCTGATCAAATAGATCAATCTTACAGATTGTTCCCAGGGTATAATAATTTGATAGATACCAATGTTGATGGTATTGGAGATGAAGTTGTAAATCAATCTCTAAATGACGGATTATCTGATATGTTTGTTAGACCAAGTGTTTCTGATGAATTCTTAGAGTATCAATTTACTGCTAATGATTTAGAAGAATTTAATGCGTTTTCAATTAAAATAGTTGCGAGTGGTACAAATGAATCTGATACTCCAAGATTTGCAGATATTAGAGCAATTGCATTAGTTTGATTATTATGTTACAAATAGAAGGACATAAAAATTTATTCCGCGATGAAAATACTGGTGCAATTATAAACTGTGATAATTTTGAGTATGAACAATACATTAAAACAAAAAATGAAAGAAAAAGTCAAAAGGAAGACATAAAAAAATTAAAAGACGATGTAAACTATTTAAAATCTTTATTAGAGGAATTTATCAATGAATCCAGAAGAAATAAAACTTGAAAGTATTGATAAACTTTTTGAGTATGAAAAACAAGTTAGAATGATAGATGAATTAGATTTAAATGATCTTAAAAATTTTGCAAAGTTATATTGCAAACTTTATCTTAAACAACAAGAAGTAATTTCTTCTTTAGGAATGTTAGAGGTATAAATATATTTTAGATATTAATAAATTATTAGAGGTTTTTAATTTATGTCGAGTGAAATTGATGTTAGTTCTTTAGTTTCTATTTACAATCAAAAGATTTCTTCTTTGATTAATGAAAATATTATTTTAGAAGCAAAGTTACTATTAGCAACTAAAGAATTAGAAAATTTAAAAAAACTATTAGAAGAAAAAAAATAGTAATAGTTAAACCAATATAAACGATATAGGTTGTATTAATGGCAAAACCATCAAGTAGACAAGAATTAATTGATTATTGCCTTAGACGTTTAGGTGCTCCAGTATTGGAAATAAATGTAGATGATGATCAAATAGATGATCTTGTCGATGACGCACTACAATATTTTAATGAGCGTCATTTTGATGGTGTCGAAAAGATGTATTTAAAATATAAAATTACGGAAGAGGATATTACTAGAGGTAAAGGATCTATATCAAATGGATCTGGTGTTGGTATAACTACAACAACAGCAACAACTAATATAAATGGTGTTGCTACTTCCTTTAATTTTTATGAAAGTTCTAACTTTATTCAAGTTCCCGATTCTGTAATAGGAATAGAAAAAGTTTTTAAATTTGATACTAGTGATATTTCTGGTGGAATGTTTAGTATTAAATATCAGTTATTTTTAAATGATTTATATTATTTTAATTCTGTTGAACTTTTACAATATGCTATGGTTAAATCATATCTTGAAGATATTGATTTTTTACTCAAAACAGATAAGCAAATAAGATTTAATAAAAGACAAAATAGATTATATTTGGACATTGATTGGGGAGCTCAGAAAAAAGATACCTATTTGGTTATAGATTGCTATAGAGTCTTGGACCCCAATGATTTTACCAAAGTATATAATGATAGTTTTTTAAAGAAATATTTAACCTCTCTTATTAAAAAACAATGGGGACAGAATTTAATTAAGTTTAGGGGAGTTAAACTTCCAGGTGGAATTGAACTTAATGGTAGAGAAATATACGAAGACGCAGAAAGAGAATTAGAAGATATTAAATCTAGAATGACATTAGAATATGAAATACCTGCTCTTGATTTTATAGGATAATGGCATTAAATCCATTTTTTATACAAGGTTCTAAATCTGAACAAAGATTAGTTCAAAACTTAATAAATGAACAATTAAAGATTTATGGTGTTGAAGTAACTTACATACCTAGAAAATTTGTAAAGAGAGATAACATACTCAGAGAAATTACGTCTTCTAAATTTGACGATAGTTTTTTAATAGAAGCTTATGTTAATAATTATGAGGGATATGGTGGAGCAGGAGATATCATGACTAAATTTGGAATGTCACTGAGAGACGAGGTATCTCTTGTAATTTCCAAAGAAGTTTTTGAAAACTTTATTGCACCATTTTTAATAGCAGAAGTCGATAATGAAATTCCAGAAGAAGTTGCACACAGACCAAAAGAGGGAGATCTAATTTATTTTCCATTAGGTAAAAGGTTGTTTGAAGTTAAATTTGTAGAGCATGAACAACCTTTTTATCAATTAGGAAAAAATTATGTCTATGAATTGAAGTGTGAATTATTTGAATATGAGGATGAAGTTCTTGATACTACCATTGAAGAGGTTGATGATCTCTCCGAAGGTTCTATTACAACATTAAATTTAATAGGTATTGGCAAAACTGCAACAGCTTCTGCGACGATTGGAACTGGTTATGTTAGAGAAATATTTCTCAACAATGACGGAAGCGGATTTACTTATACACCAACAATAACGTTTTCACCTTCACCAGTCAGTGGTGGAACTGCTATTGGAGTTGGTATTTTAACCACTGTAGGTGGTGTAACTTCTTTAGAAAAAATACTTTTAACAAGATCTGGATATGGATATACAATAGCACCTTCTATAAAAATTTCAGAAGGTGGTGGATCTGGAGCCGCTGCAACTTGTTCAATAGAAACATCTAGAAGTGGAATTACTTCAATCTTTGTTACTGACCCTGGAGATGGTTATCCTTGCAATCCTATAGTTACTTTGTCAACTCCTTTAGACGGAGTTGGTTATGGAATAACTGCAACCGCAGTTTCAATAATTAATAATTTAACTAATGATCTTTCTTCAATAAAAATATCCAATCCAGGAATTGGATATTCACAAGCACCAACAGTCACTGTTGCAAATCCACCAATAATTAGTGGAATTGGAACATATAGATTTAATGAAATAGTTATTGGATCTACTTCTGGTGCAAAAGGGCGAGTTAAATCTTGGGATATAGTTACAGGTGAATTAAAAATTTCAGTTACAGATGGGAAATTTATTCCATGTGAACTAGTTGTTGGAACTGCCTCATCTGCAACGTATTCAATTGATACATATGATAAGAGAGATATATATGATAAATATAGTCAAAATGATGAGATTGAAGAAGAAGCAGATCTCATATTAGACTTTTCACAATCAAATCCATTTGGTAGTTATTGATGTTAGGAACTTATTTTTATCACGAAATTATTCGCAAAACAGTTGTTTCTTTTGGAACACTTTTTAATCAAATTTATATAAAACACACAGATTCAGATTCTGATGTTATTAGCGAACTAAGAGTTCCTTTGGCATATGGTCCTATGCAAAAATTCTTAGCTAGGATAGAGCAACAACCAAATTTAAATAAACCGATTCAAATTACTTTACCTAGAATGTCATTTGAGTTAAATGGCATTGAATATGATCCTTCCAGAAAAAGTACAGTAACTCAAACATTTTCTGCCGTTGGAAGTAATGATAAGATTAGAAAAGTATACATGCCGGTTCCTTATAATTTAAAATTTGAATTAAATATTTTAACCAAGTTAAATGACGATATGCTTCAAATAATAGAGCAAATATTGCCATTTTTTCAACCTTCATTTGCATTGACAGTTGATTTAATAGACTCTATTGGAGAAAAAAAAGATATTGCTATTGTTTTAGACGGAATTAATATACAAGACGACTATGAAGGAGATTTAACCACAAGAAGAGCTTTGATTTATACTTTGCAATTTACTGCAAAATCCTTTATGTTTGGACCAATTGCAAACGATCCAGAAGGTCTTATTCGTAAGGTTCAGATTGATTATCATTCAAATACAAATATTAATACTTCAAAGAGGGAGATAAGGTATACAGTTACTCCAACTGCAATGAAAGATTATGATTCTGACTCTTCTGCTACGTTGCAAGAAAATTTAAATACCTTAGAACAATCTGTGAATGTTAATAATGCATCTACAATTTCTATTGGAGATAGAATTATAATTGATAATGAGATTATGTACGTTAAATCAAAATCAGAAAATACCATAATTGTTAATAGAGGATATGATAATACCTCTCAATCTGAGCATAGTCAAGGAGCAATTATTAATATTTTATCTTCTTACGACAATTCTCAAATAGTTCCTGGGGACGATTTTGGGTTTAGTGAAGAAACCCTATTTTTTAATAACAGTGCAACATATAGTCCCACTAGAAAAATTGACGTAGAATAATATGACTGATAATTTTAAATCCATTAGTGAAAGTCTTAATATAAAAAATGATTTTGGAGAAGGGAATATAATAAAATCTTCAGAAAATGCTGAAGTTATAAAATCAGAAACTTTTGATATTCAAAAAGATTATGATTATACAAGAGCAAATTTATATTCTTTAATAGAAAAAGGTCAAGAAGCAATTAATGGAATTTTGGAGTTAGCTGGTGAAGGTGGTAGTCCTAGGGCATATGAAGTTGCTGGTCAGTTAATTAAAAGTGTAGGTGATGTTACTGATAAATTAGCAGATTTGCAGAAAAAAATGAAGGATCTTGAAAGTTCTAATACTAAAACAACAAATAATGTGACAAATAATGCTTTATTTGTTGGTTCTACTTCAGAACTATCAAAACTACTAAAGCAAGGTTTTCTAAATAATAAAGAAGATTCTTAAACCTCATGAGTTGGTCTGAAAAATATAAGAGATCAATAGATTGTGATAATCCGAAAGGATTTTCTCAACGTGCCCATTGTCAAGGACGTAAAAAATCTCTAAAAGAGCAATTAAAGTCATTTAAAACTGTACAGCAAATTGCAAAAAAACATAGACTAAGTGTAACTTTTATCCAAAAACAATTGGATATGGGAGAAAAAATTGAGCATGAGCATACAAAAAATCATGAACTTGCTAGAGAAATTGCTCTTCAACATCTTGATGAAATTCCAGATTATTATACTCGTTTGAAAAAAATGGAAGCAGATGCTAAAAAGCATCATAAAAAATTTAAAGATGTATCTGAAGGTACTTTATTCCATTGGTTTCAAGGATCTAGTGGAAAAACAAAAACTGGAAAAAAAGTAAAGGGATGGGTTCAATCAGATGGATCTCCATGTGCTAATGAACCAGGTGAAACTGGAACTCCAAAATGTTTTAGTAGCGGTCGTTTAAGATCATTAAAAAGAAAAGGTAAAAAAGGTATTTCATTAATAAAATCTGCAGTTAGACGTAAAAGGCAAAAAGATAAAGGACAACAATCAAAATCTGGAGCTGCAGCACCAACTAATGTTCCAACATTTGCAAAGGGTAAAAAAGACCCCAATTATGTAAAAGCAGAACCAACAATTAAAGAAACAATGGAACTTAAAGAAGCAAGAAAAGATAGACCTGGAAAAGGTAGCGGCACCAAAGACGCCTGTTATCATAAAGTAAAAGCAAGATATGACGTTTGGCCAAGTGCATATGCTTCAGGAGCACTTGTTAGGTGCCGTAGAGTTGGTGCTTCAAATTGGGGAAATACAAACGAATCTGTAGACGGTAGTGCTTTGTCATATGATTGGAATTCGCCAATATATGAAAATGAACAACGGTATTGTCCAAAATGTAATAAAATGGAACTTTCTAATGAATGCAAATATGGACCTAAGTATTGGTCAATGTTTTCATTACCAATAGAACCTTCAAATCAAGAAAAATTTAATATTGCACAAGTTCATCCTGCCAATGAGGAAAAAGATCACGAATATTCCATGGCTCGATCTGAACTTTCAACAATTATTTCTGCAGCTAAAAGATTGAGAAAAAAAGTGAAAGGAGAGGGTGGTATTGAGGCATGGGTTCAATCAAAAATTACAAAAGCAGCAGATTATATTGATACTGCAGCAGACTACTTGGAAAGTGGAGAACATAAGGTAGAATCTGTTTCTATTGAGGATTCTAATGGAAGGCACTACGCAGAATTTATTGATATAATTAAGGTAGAACCACTAAAGCCCTCAAGAGGTATAGGTAGTAGACTTCTTGGAGAAGGATCTAAAAAATGCTGGAAGGGATATGAAAAAAAGGGATCACAAGAGATATTTGGGAAAAGATATAATAGATGTGTTAAAAAGGAAGAATATTCTGACTGGAGAAAAGAATTACTTGAGCAGGGAAATTATGTAATGCCTAGTGCAAGTCAATCTGGTGCTTACTCTGGTGGAATTAAAGGTCGTGCTTATAAAGTAGGAGACACAATTCCGGCGAGTGCTACAAAACCAAAACCGCAATTAAATTTAAAGGCAATTAGAGATGCTGGTGATAAGTATGGAAAATCTGCATTTGGTGAAGACTGGCAATCAGTAAATCGTAAAGATAAAACTGATGGTCTAAGTCAAGCAGCAGTTGATGCTTATCGTCGTGAGAATCCTGAATCAAAACTTCAAACTGCGGTTACTGAAAAGAAACCAAAGGGCAAAAGAGCAAAGCGTCGTTCAAATTTTTGTAGTCGTATGTCTGGAATGAAGGACGAACTCACTTCTGCAAAAACTGCAAGAGATCCAGATTCGAGAATCAACAAAGCATTACGCCGTTGGAGGTGCAACTAATGAAAAGTTTTCAACAATTTCTATCAGAAAGCGTCAATATTGCCGGCGATTTTAACGGCAATCTTTATATGAATTCTTCTCAACCAGAACAAGCAAGTGAATCTTTCTTTGCAGATGTTGTTTGGGAAGGAAAATTATATCGTATGGAAGTTGAAGGGAAGGAGATGACAAGAAATGAACTTGCAGAACAACTTCAAGATGAATATCCTGGCGCAATTGTTCATAACATTTATCCAGCATCCAACCAAAGTTCTTTAAAAATTAAAAACACACAAAGATATCAACCAGAAAAATTATCGTGGGGTGAATGATTAATGGCACAGTGGAATAAGAATACACAGGACTTTCTAAACCAAGAAAGGACCCTTTTTGAAGTACCTATGATTGCCACAAAAGATGGCAGTCCAGTTTCTTTTGAGAACCCATTTCCAGTATCTCTTGGAAGTTCAAATATTACAATTAATGGCGATGTGAGTATTGGAGCAACTGTAGATGTTTCAAGTACTCCGGAAAATCCAGTTCATACTCACATCACAGAAGTTGGGATAAGCAGCATTTTAACTGTTCCATATCTCCCAGTTGGCATTTCAACATTACTGAATACTGTAAGTATTGGAACTACTGGGCAAGTATCAATCAACCTCAACAATTCACCAGTCAGCACTTCAAATCCATTTCCAGTTACTGGATCAGTTGATATTGAATTGCCACCAATAGCAACTGATGCATTTGGTAGACAAAGAATGTCTACCCCACTCACACTTTTTGATAGTTCCCACAGATACAGGGACAATAATCTTTGGAGTGGTTTAGTTGTAGGAACTGGTTCAACAGTTGGATTTGTAACAGCACAAGGTTTAGTCAAT